TTAAAACTATATGCTCCCAAAGAATACATATAGCTTCTAAGTTCATTAAGAATTGCACTTTCGCTCATATCCGAATAAATTATAAGAGGTCGGAAATCCCTCCAGACTTGGCTTTCTATCCTTATCAATACCTTCTCATACCATTGATCATAGCTAATAGGAAGACCGAATGTTTCTATTGAGCTAATAACAAATTTATATTTCTCTTTTATCGCTTTTTCTTTAGTGTTCATAGTATCTGAAATAATAGTTAATTTCTCCCATACTCAGTGGAAATCTTGATTCTGTTGTAACATCAATATAAACATAAAATCTCAGCTTATAAATATTTTCATTAAGCAATTCCTTTATGATGGGTCTAACAACTCTAAAGATCTCATAGGGTCCATTAAGATAGCTTTCACCTCTTAGTGTCACCTTGACTTCTTTCTTGTGCGGAAGGGAATAGGGATCGGTTTTAACGATCCCTTGAATATCCATTCTTTTAAAAGTTTCAATAAGAGATTTCTCAACCTTCCTTTCAAAAGCTTGTATCTTCTCCATATACCTTTCTTCAGTGTGCTTTCCCGTTTCCCAACCAACTAACGGATGAAGAATCTGAGCTCCCAGATTACTTGGTATTTTTCTTTCCATTATCTTACTCTTTTCCCTTTTACGATCTCATCGATGATTCCGTAATCAACAGCCTCTTGAGCGCTCATCCAGAAATCTCTTTGTGAATCCATCTTAACTTGCTCAGGATCCTTATCACAGAAATCACCAAGTAAATCAAATAGGATAGAGTTTACCTCTTTCCATTCTTTCCAATCAATCTCAGCATCCTGGATGTTTCCTCTGAATCCACCACTTGACTGGTGAAGCATAACTTTACTAAATCTCAATGATGATCTTTTGCCCTTTGTTCCTGCTCCTAAAAGCACTGATCCCATAGAAGCAGCCATACCTGTATTGATTGTAGCAATATCTGATTTGATGTAGTCCATAACATCCACCATACTCAATCCGCTTTTAACCGATCCGCCAGGTGAGTCGATGTGCATAATGATGTCTTTTTTTTCAACAGAATCCAAGAACATAAGTTGTGCCTGAACTATTGTTGACATTCTGTCATTAACAGGTCCAGCAACCCAAAGGATCCTATCCATCATCAGCCTATCAAAAACAGTCATCTGTGTTACTCTTAATTCTCTTTCCTCGAGAATCATTGGAGTCATCGATGCCTCTACCTGTTTTGTATGATAGTCCATTGTTAATGAGCTAATACCCTTTTCGCTTTGTGCGTACTTTCTAAATTCTGTCCCGTAGTCCATGTTATTGATTTTTGTGTTGAAATTCTTTAAATTGATCCAATAGTGATTTTATATTTTCACCTCCAGCAGGGTTCATCGAATGAACCACAAAATCTGGTAATTCTTTTTTGTTGTCCATGCAATAGTCAACGAGCCATTTTGCACAGTCCATGCCTGTCTTCTCTGTGAATTCAGCATAGTGCCTGTTATATGCTTCCTGTCCATTATGCATATCCGGATGATAATGGGAATCAGCGAGGTCGTGATCAAAAGATATTAGATCAGGTAGCCCATTTTGTGTTATGAACGAAACGAATTCATCGTAATTGCGGACCGTTTTCCACTTGTATTTCGAATATATTCCAGGAGATGGCATATAGCTTATGCAATCATAAGGATGTCGGATGTCATCGAGAAACAAATTAAATCCGCTGTTATTCTCTTTCATATCTTATAAATTTTGTATTGTTTTTAATTCTCCCATTAAATGTGTTAGTTAAATTGGAACTGGTCTTACCCAGAATCTTTGCAACTTCGCACAATTTATTATACGTTTCAAGTGTTTCTATATTTTTATAAATGAATTTTTTTTGTTTATATGTTCTTTTTATCTCACCAAATTCATCTGATTTATCGTAACAATCAACAAATGACCAATAATATCCTCCAGCATGGGGGATTTTTCCTCTACAAGCAGAAGAAATGGACTGTTTGCATATACCATTTTCGGAAGAAGCTGAAATTATGGAATCATATTTACAAAGTATAATTCCTAAAGAATCTAGCTTATAGATCTCCTTATATTGCGAAATTGCTATTTTTTTCTTTGCTTCGCTGCTTTGATTAATTCCAATATGAGAAATTCTCATTTTTTCTCTTGATTCATCGGATGCCTTAATTCCCAGGTTTGTTCTACAATCTAATCTTTTATTATAACCAAATCTTTTATCGTTTGATCTAAATGATAATATATAAAATTCCTCCCTCTCCTCCATTATTTTTTTATCAAGAATTGTTATCTCAACTATTTCAAAAGTAAAGCTAGAAGCTCCATACTTGTTATATGATGATTGGATATGTCTATTCGTGTGCTTATTTTTATCCAACATGTATCTATGACGATGTAATCTTTTAAAGATAGATTTTGCACTACCGATATAAACCTTACCGTTTATAATATTAGTTATAATATAAATCCCCGATATTTTCTTATATGGCATTTTTACTTTATTGTTTTCCAAAATATTATTGATGTCTCTAGATATCTTTCTAGAGGAAAAACATCACCTTGTTTCGTCTTTATTTTAATTGCCTCAATCAGTGATATGAAATCAATAATGCGATCGTCAAGTATTCTAAAATTAAGATCACCGTTACCATTAAGATTCTCGGTTGATACCCATCTGCCTTCTAATATAACATAAAAATTGCTATTAGTTAAACCTAATATGTTGGAAATCTGCAAACAAATTTCACATAATATGTCAGAAGATGGCAGTCGATAAGCAAATTCAGTAAATAATCCTATTATCCCATTTTTAATTCTTTCACATTCTGTAACCATAATATCCAATTGGTCCCTATCCGGCATGGGCAATTTAATTCCAGAATGGCAGATTTCTCTAATATCCACATTATTTTCTAAACCAGTTAATCATACCATCCCAAAAAGCATCACCGTGGTTAATGGATCCATATCTTTTATATTCTTCCACATCGCTTTCCTCCATTTCGCGGTCCTCCCTAGGTCCAAGATCCTCCGCTGGGGTTCTTCGCTCCTCGTATATTTTCCACCATCTATCAGCTGGTATTTTTTCATAATCAGGATAAACCCAAATTTCTCCTGGAGCAGATCCGGTTCTGATTGTTGCGGGTAACCCATAATAGTAAATCTTTCTACCGTTATCATTTTCAGGATTTATAAAATCATAAACGTGATATAGTAGTTTCTCCGTCATGACATGGGCATTCGCAAGTGCTGAAGCAAGATTGGAATTAGACATAGTATAAACATGCTTACCGTTTGCATAAATCTCGCAAAGTCCATGGCTGTTAATTCTCCATTCACCATGCTTGTGCTTAGTGCTATTTCTTTGTTTGTAGCGTATCTCCCAACACGTTCTATGCACACCGCGGTCGATATACGGAACTAATTCCCTCTCCTCGTTTACTTCCGTTGAATAATCAAGCCACCATTCGCACGGTTCACCGTTATCCTTTCCGTATTGGTGTTCATATCCATCAACCCTATAAACACCATGAGGTTTATCGTTTATGTAGATATCAAAGATCTTATGCACACCATAGAATCTACCATTTTCAGTTCTGCCGTATTTCTTCTTTGCTTCCTCTAGTGTTAAATGCTTTTCTTCCATTATATCAATTTTACTTCGAACCTATCTTCCATTTGGTCTAATTTTTCTTCAGGAACACCGTGGGAATTTTCACCTCCGTGTCTATTTTCAACTATCAATGAATGAACTCTGTATCCGTACTTTGCAGCTAGATCATAGTATGGTTGCATTTCCCATTCCTGAGTAAATGTGTTTGATACTGCCACATTGTACCCTTTCTTCATCCATTCCTCAGTTTTATTTTTACACCATTCATGCGCTTCCCTTAGTTTGGAAGCATCAAATTTATAATCACCATCCTCTAAAAAAAACATATCAGCCTCAACGTGTTGATTACATATTAATTTTGATAATGTTGATTTACCGCTTCCTGGTAATCCCCTGGTTAGTATCAGTTCTTTCATATTATTCTTCGTCTGTGTGATGATCCTTTGGTAATGATAAATGCATCTTTGGTCTTCCCTCCAATGCCTTCAATATGTCATTCAATGAATATGGCTTGTAGTTGTTT